GTGGGGTACAGCTGAGCAGCTGGACCCGACGGTGACCATTTCAGGTCTACCTTCACTCGTTCGGGGTGGTTAACCCCTACATTGTACGCCTACCGGAAGACTCCGGTGACGTTCGTGTACACTTTTCTCCTCGCATAGCCCTTCGAACCTCTAATTACAGAGGGATCAAAGGGTCCTTCAACCGACGCACCACAATAAGTGGAGTATGCCGGAATAAGGATATTACCAACAACAGGTTGCAAATCTGTTCCGGAAAAATACGACCCCCCAAAGGGGTCCCGGTTTGGTAATAGTGCATAAGTGCGAAAGTACCCGAACTCCCATCCACGTCTCCTAACCTCACGAGGTATCTGCAAGACCCAGCTGCCAACTAAATGGCCGTCACCGAATCCGTCAGGCCCCCAAAGGCGGAGTTTGCGATTGGTCCATCGAAGACAAGTCTCGGCAATAAGCCGCTCCCCTCTTCGTATAGCCCAATTGTGAAAAGAATAGAGTACCTGTTCGCTCAGCTCCTTGCGGAGGTAGAACGGACGGATATCGTAACCAACGAAATAATCGGCTCCGCACGACTCCCTAAAAGGGCCCGCGCAGAACGATTTCTGTAAGTTCACTTCGAACCCACAGTAAGACAGGACCTTCACTGCCAAGTCATAGCAGTTAGTGGGAATAATCAAATCATCCCCATAGACACCTATTACAGTGTCAAAACCTGTTCCAATTTCGCCTACTTGTTTCATATAGGACACAACACCACTCATTAAACCAAAGAATATCAAACTCTCTAGTTCGAAAGTGTAGCCATTACCCATAGAGGAAAACTTCTCTAAAGCGAGAAGCACTCCCTCGCATTCGACTGTACCCGTTCGGCATTCAGCCAGGCGGGCAGCCCAAGGATAGGGCAAAAGGTCAAACACAAGAGCAAAGCTCACGGTATCGGACGCCGACTTCAGATCAATAGTTGAGAGGTTTCCCTGCTCACTACCTTTCCTAGCCAGCTCCTGGTTACGTGACTGGTCAAATAGATCAATCCCGAACTTTCGCAGCCGACGCTTGATCACCGATCCATAGCCCTTTTGCAAGAGGCTATTAAGGACCGGCTCTATGCATATAGGCCGCAGAGTTTTCGAGTTTTTAGGCACGAAGTGAAGTTTGCCTACTGAGACATCGACTGGAACGGACACGACCTCTCCATCTGGAGAACGTGTCCCAACAGCGTCAGTCCATAACGGTAACTCTACAAGGAGTTCTCCGACAGTAGGTAAGAGCTCTTCGCTACACGCCATTCTGGAAGACAGCTTCCGACGTGCGTTAGCATGTTTCCCTTTGACGTTAGTCGTCGCTCCGGGTCCAAAGAAGAAGTCCAATTCATCAAGACTTGGCACCAGTCCGAGAACTTCCGCGATTTTTCGCTGAGCATAGTGTAATACTGCGCTCACGTCCCTTTCGGGACACGGAACCTCAAACCTGATGTTAGTTTCTCGACACTTCTCCTCAGCAGCAATAAAGGCTTTGATAGCCGCCCCTTTCTTATCATACCCAAGATCAAGAAACTCCTGTTTTTCAACAAGAGCCATAATCTGGCGGGCATAACAATAATCAGAACGGGCATAACCCCTACTGTAGTCGATTTGAAATTCGACTATTTCGCGGAATCTTTCTTCCTGCATGAGCCTATTCAGGTCATCACACAGGGGTCCTCCGCTAGCTGCAAGAACCTGAGACATTTGCTTCATAAACAGCACGTGCTGTTCAATCGGCTTGGTGCTTGTCCAAGACATAGTGCCTCCTTATGGCATGATTGTATGGGGATTAACCCCAGAACTTGGCAGGTGGGTCCTAGTTAGGGACCACGAGTGCGGTGAACAAAGCAGGACCTGGGAGCACAGAAGCTCCCCAAGCAGAACCCGCTGCAGTGTTGGCAAGAACGCCAGTTGCAGTGGTGCTTGATGCGCCCTGAATAACACCGACCACCATCTTCAAAGCGTTCGCTCTGTCCGCAGTGGTGCTTCGTGGGCTACAGAACATCGTAATGATGCACGTAGTCACGTATGCGACCGCAGGCGGAGCAACATAGCCCGAAGAGGCGCCACTAGCACCGAGAGTCTCCATCACGGGGACTTCCAACTTCGCAGTAATCTTGTAGTCACCGGACTTAACCTGCTCCGTTGACACCCATAGACGTGGCTGCCCCGCGAGGGGTATACCACTATCGTTTGCGCGCCAGTTAGGAATCGGCGTGTCCGATACCGGGACAAGAGTCCACTCTTTGGGAGCGGCTGCGTCATCTTTGACGAGAATATTAGTCATTGCGGGCATGATGCCCTCCTTATGGATTACAATATGTGATTCAGAAAGGGACGTCGAGGAATTTTAAGGCCTTAGGAAGGCCGTCCGCGACAAAGGCCTGATGGCATAATGACACCGCGTTAGCGATGCGCTTTGGAGTCAAGGCATCTAGTGGGTGAACGAACTGCGGCCTCTGGGTTGACAACCCAAGGGACGCTGTCCGAGTCAGCTCTATGATGTGTCCTCGTCTACGAGTCCCCGACCAAAGAGGGTTTATAGCCCCCGTAAACCGCGTTTCAGTTTTCTGGAACGTAGTCGTCAGGAATCGACCTTTTAAACTTGGAATTACATTCAAGTTCGTGAGGTATGTGCCGATTGGAAGAAACCAGTCGACAACAAAGCTGTAAGGAAGAATTTCCCACAGCACAGACAAAGGATCAGTAAGACCGAGAGATCGGCCAAATGAAAGTTCTTCTTCCATTTCATACACGATTCTTTTAATAATCGTGGTGTTACCCTTGCTTTCGTAATTGCTAGGTGACGCGCTCAGATTAACTGGACGCCCAACCTTTTCAGTAGCTACAATCCGGGCTTTCCTCCCCATCGACAGAGCTTCAAAGGCTTTAGCAGCCTCAAAGGTATCAGAGATAAGAGGGAGCCACCCGTATTGCATTTCCAACCACCGTCCCGAAATGTCCTTCGATTTCAAAGGAACAACAGAACCAGTGACCCCTAGCTCGCGCAACGCACTGGAGATATTCCCGTGCTTGAGCTGAACTAGAGAACGGCCAAGATGCCGGATTGTCGAGGCACACATGTTCACCACCTGGTGAGCCTGTGCTATATTGACGGCGAGATTAAACTCGCTGCCTTTTACCTTTTTTACAAGTTTACTCTGAAGACGAGATTCGTCTTGAGGAGTCCAAGTGTAATATGGCC